GTAAATTAAAACCTTTGCTCTTTACATCGTAGCTGTCTGTACGTGCTTTAAAGAATGTTAAGTATTGCCACCCACCTTTCGAGTTTATAAACGCGCATTTTATTGGAGTGTAAAGACAATCGTCTTCATTTAAAAAGTAAATAAAAGGTTGAGCAGGAACTCCGCCCGAAGTGTCAAGTCTAACTTGTACACTATTTCCGTTTTCTTGTCCTGCAACATCACCTCGATAAGGTACTTTCATCATAAAAATACCTGTAATCTCATCAACTAGGTTTATTGCTTTTACGTTTTCAATCGTTACACCTGCTAAATTTCTATATCTGTAAATCAAATCGTAACCTAGTGTGTAATCGTAATCTACTAAAATGTTAAAATATTGGTTATTATCGGAGCGGTAAATATTTACATCTGGATTGGTTAATAAAACAACATCAGAAGTGATTGATTGATTGTAACCACCTTGGTAATTGTTATATCCATTTACTGCGACAAACTCTTGTACTTCTAATTCAGTCCATTCATCTGTTAAATCTACTTTCCAATAGGTTGTAACTTCAACCTTGCGCCACATATTTGCATCCTCATCTGTTGGCGTAATTGCACTCGGTGCGATGTTCTCGATTTCATCTTTTATGTAAGGGGAAATATTAAACCAGCAATCCCGATTAACGGTGTCAGGTATTTGCTTTTCAAGTGTTACGATTTTATTTGGTAGCACTCCCGCTGGATCAATTATATCAACCACGCATTTTGTATAAACCTGCGTAGCTTCATCAACTAATATCTTATAAGGACTTCGAACAAATATTACTTTCATTTTGTTGTAAATTTTAACAAATTATCTAAATCTAAATCAAACGCCTCAATTAATTCATCAGGCAAATTTTTAAAAGCACTTTCAAATGGTTTGGTAAAAAATAAACTCGGCTTTATACCTTGTGCAAATATTCGATTAGCTAGTATAATTCCTATCGTTTCGTAATTGCCTTTTTTATACCTACCCTTTTCATCTCTTAATCTTATATTTTTAGCTTTTGCCCACTCGCTAATAAATTTACTCGGGGGTCTTTTGTTCTTAAAACTAAAGGGAGCGTTAGGTGCTTTTTGTTTGCCTCCTTTCACTAAATTAGGGTTCGCACCTTTCACTCCCTGATCTTGAAACGCTCCGTAATTTTCCATCTCAAACGATAACGAAAAACTATTTTTACTAGCGTTTAAATCCGCTTTTATGCTATCATATAACTTACTAGATACTTTCTTGCCACCTTTTGTTAAATTGGCTTTAGATTGCGTTACTACGTGTTTTGCAAATCTATTAAGTACCTTATCTAAGTTTAACATATTGTCATCGTGTTTGGAACTACAACCGTAAACGATTGCTCAACTCCTGCTAAATTATTCTCAAACCTTTCTGTAAATAAAGTAGATGCAGAAATATCTTGTAACTCCCAGTTATTCTCGCTTAAACTGCCTCGTCTTATGCTGCCCAATATTCGAAGTATTAATTCGCTTTGAGTATTCCAAATGTTATTTTTATTTGTGATAGGTGTTTTTGTTTCGTCGATTATATCCATACAAAGCACACTAAAAGATATTGCAACGGTGCTGCCTAAATCTTGAAATCCAGTACACATAACGTGAGTTAAAGGATATATAGTAACCTTGTTTAAATCCACATCAAATATATCTCCATCGGTTGCGGTGTTGCAGAATGGCTCATTTAAAAATGATTGTTTAAGTGTGTTAATTGTTTCCGCTACCATTGCTTTTTATTTTTGCTATTTCTATTTGATTCTTTTCGCTTTCGTATGATAACCACGTTAAAGCCTTATGTATATTTAATTCAGTTGCGTCATCAATTTTGAAAGCGTCTCCTTTGGCGATTGCATAAAAGCTATTATACCATCCCCATTTTCTAAAGAACTGGCTTTCTCGACTATAATCGCCTTGTCCGACTGTGGTAGTTGCTCCAAACAATCCATCGTAACGCTCAACAATTCTTTGCTTAAATTGTAAAAAAAAACCTGCACTGCTAGAACTATTGCGACTGGCGTGTCTTTCATCATTTCCGCATATTGTTCTGTTCCTTTGTATGGTTCAATGTTATAAAACTTTGTTAACTTATTTGTAACTGGTCGATATAAAACCGCCATACATTTATGCCATTGTTCAACATCTGAATTATAATCATCTAAATCGGCAAACTCTCCCGCACTCATATCGTCAAAGTTCGGTATTAAACCAAACTCAATGTTATTAATTGTAAACCTAGAAATCAATTCGGGACTTCCGTTAAACAATTCAATAAGTCCATTATAAACTTCATCAATCGAACTAAGCAACATCTGTCTTACATCTTTCATTTCTACATTGCAGAATATAGAAACGGTTTTCTGTCTTACAAACTCACTATCGGGATTGTTAGTTATTAGCTTATAAAACTTTTGATACTGACCTAACGTAATCTCATTTAATGATTCAGGAACTATTAAATTTGCTTTCATAATCTATTATCGTTTTTATTGTTGTTTTGTTGCACGTTAATAAACGTGATATATTCCTTGATTTGGTTTACCGATTAAATCCCATACAGCATAACCTATTGCATCAAGTGCGTGATTATAGTCATCTATTGGCGTTTGCGACTTCTTATCGTGCCAAACGTAGTTATTAATCTCTTTTATAATATTAATGCTGTCAGGACTTATAATCAATTCATAATCTTGCATAAGCGCAACCCTATCAACTATTTTCGGCTTGTCAATTCCACGAATGTTTAACCCTCGACTTCTTAACTCCTCAATCAATCTCGGTTCTGCACTATCAGCAATTATCAAATCTCTATGTCCGCAGTATCGATTGTTTTCAATGTAGATTTCGCTTGTGGTTAACTTTGGTTTGTAAAGTAATTCTTTGCAGAAAATCCTTTTATTTGCTTTATCGATTGATATTTTAACGAGCGTTGTAGGATCAACACTAAATCCAAAATCTTGACCGTACGCAGTTAGGTTTTGTTCGGTAAAATTATCAATTCTCCAGTTGGTAAATATAACACCCTCTGCTTTATCCAACCAACCGCCTAATATTTGATGCTTGTATTTTTTAGGGTTGTTCTTTTCAATGCTTAACACTTCATCGATAAACGACTGGTCCAAGTGTTTAATGTTATCTCGGTAATCAGTATGAATATAAGTAACATCGTCTTTAATTCCGTTAAACCTTTCAGGGATTCCTTTTGATTCAAAAAACCTTTGGTAAATCCAATGCTCTTTGGTAGATGGATTCAGTATTAATATTATCCTGTTCTGTTTTCCCTTTTGCCGTATGGATAGGTTTATTTTATCGAACGTTGCTTCGTCGGTAAGTTCTTCCGCTTCATCTAATATCCACGTTGTAACGCCTTGTAATGATTTGAGGTTAGCTGTTTGGTCGCCTGATGAAGTCTTTAAACCTCTAAATATAATTTCGCTCTTTGACTTCTTATTTATAATCTCGGACTTTGTTACATCGAAAATATCATTCGCTTGCATTAAATCTATCTTTTCCTGAAACTCAGGTATAATTGAAAGGTGCGCAGATGTCATTGTTTGGCGTGTAAATAATATTTTGTGATTTGCTTCAAACGACAAAAGGCTGGCAAATGTGCCAACCCCAAAAGACTTTGCAGAACCTCTCCCGCCAGTTATAATATAATACCTCGTTTCATTTTGAAATAACGGTTGGTATTTATGGTTTAAGGTTATCAAATTGAATAACGTCTTTTATATTGAAATCGTTTAAAGTAACGTTTGTATTATTGTCGATGGTTTGTTTTGGCAAACTAAAGAAATATTTAAACCATAATTCAATAGCCCATTTTTCACCTGCTTTTATTGCTATTTCCAAACACTTTAACGCATCAGGTAAGAATGGTTTTAAATTCTCATAAGCGTCTTGTAATTCTGTTTTAGTCAACAATCGTTTGTCATCAAGTCTTTGCGGTGCTGTACTATGCCCTCCGTTGGTTGCTCTCTTATCCATAATTAATATAAATTAATCAATTAATTATTCTGCCATCGCATTTTTTAAATCTTTCAACACATCACGCCAACAACTTGAACACGTTGTATCAATAGTAAATCCGTAAACATCTTTATAAATGTTACTTAATTCTCTTTGTTGAATAGGGTAAATTTGTGTCGGTTGTGTTTCAAAGAATGTAGTTAAGTATTGACGTTGTTCATCTGTTAAACATTGTCTTACTCTTTTCCCAAAAGGGAATAATTGATTTAACTTCTCTTTGCGTTCTTCGCACCCGCAATCATCGCCTAGTATTGCTTTGGCTACTTTATCGATTCCAGTCGCTTGTGTGATGCTTTCAACTACATCACCAAGTCCTTTAGGTTTTCTTCCTCTTTTCATAATTCTATTTCGTGATTTTCGTTTATAAAAATAAGTATCTTTTTGTTACAATTTTTAATAGTATTGTAAATACTTGTTAAACTAATATTTACTTCTTTTGCTATATCTCGCATTGACATTCCGTTGTTTATGTAAAGCAGATATAGCTTTCTGTCGTATGGATGCCAAGTGTCAATATGTTGGTAAATTTCCTCTGTTATAAATTGCGTTGGTTCTAAATAATAACATTCTCTTTTTTCTTTTCTGAAATGATCTGCTATTGTATTTCGTAGCACAAAGTTAAAT